TCCTCTAAAGGGCTGAAATGGCCTTTATCGATGATGTTTTGGGCCATGGTGCCTGCCTCTTGTCCTAATTTTGTAAGATCCATATGGCCTTCATTTTTTATAAATCCTTCTAATATTCGGTGCATAATTGTACCTCGAGCGGCTGCATCATCACGTATTTTGTCTGCCTTAATTTCGCCTTCTCTTTGCCTCCATGCTGCCAGTTTTGCTTTCGACTCTTCCGATCTAGTTGCACCCAGTATTGTTGTAACAGATGGCAACTTCTCGTTGTTGATGTCGTAAACTCGACCAGAGGCAGAGTCTACT